AGTGGTGGTGAATTTCTTCCGTCTGTAGCATCAGGAGGAAGTGCTACATATTTCTGTGATTACTGGTATACATCATTACCGGCAAGTGGTGAGTCTTTACGCACCCTCCTGGTCGGCGGTGCTGCGGCTCATGGCGCGTATGGCGGTCTCGGTTATGCGTATGCGTATTATTCGCCTGCGTCTACGTATGCGTCTTTCGGGTCTCGCCTTTGCTTTTTACCGTAGCACGAAACACGGACAAAACGAAAACGAAAAATAATTATGAAAACAATATCAAACATACCTTTTCCTGTTTCCGCTAAATGGAACGAATATCAGACGGTTTTGTACTCGAATCAAACTTCATTCACAAATGAAGATGGCGAAACGATGTACGAGGCTGACATGACAATAGTAGGTGAAATGCCTGTGATTGAAGTTAAGCAATCAGTCATACCCGGATTCATCCTTTGCTCAATCTCTGATTATTTCAAGATCAACAAAAAACTGTCAGATTTGAAAAGCTATCAGATCGGCAAAGCAACTGAAAGAGTAAGCGGAGTTAATCCACGGGCTGCAAAAACAAATGTTCAAATTGATGAGGAAGGAAACGAAAGCTATGAAGCAAAAATAGTTTTCAAAGTTTCAAGTCAGAACCTGATTGATTACCCCGAAATCTTTGAAGGATTCGAGGTAGTTCAAAACTTTGTACCTGTTGATGCACCACTTGACTTTGTTGAGTTGATGAATATCGACAGCGACACGATGCTATGGATAGCACAACACTGCATTAGGCTTCATGTCAGCTTTGATGGGCTGGTGGTAAGTTTGCCGTTAGCTTATCTTGACGCTGTACCGGAAGATGTGATTAAGGCTATGAATGACTTGGGTGTAACCGTAATCTTTGAGTAATGAAATTGACAAAAGGAAAATACTTGGTGGTTAAGCACAACGGACAGTTAAAGCGGGTTAAAATGATTGACAAAGGCGATGCTGTGATCTTTCCGGCAACCGGATCAGAGGTGATGGAAAAGACGCTGAGTAAGTTGACCAAAGACGAAAAGGATAAATTAAAATGATCCTGCGATATGTCATATGGCTCATCGTAATTCAGTTGTTTTACGGCTTTTTAGGGAACATTTTTTTGTTCTGGATAGCTTTTATGTTTCGTGATAAGATACGCCGGAAAAACAAGCCTAAATTACTTTGGGGGTTATTGCATGACGGTTGCGACTACGGAGATGAATTTTTCCTCAAAAAATACAAGAATAAAAAGAACTTTTGGACTGCATGGAATTGGGCGTTTAGAAATCCTTTGCACAATTTTTATTACAGCCATAAAATCATTGGCCCGCATACCGATTTTAAGGGTTACGCTACAATTCAAAGCAATAGATCGGATTCCGGTAAAGCATGGAGAACATTGCTCACCAACGATAATAATGGAATTTTTGCCCACAAATACGGCAAATGGATAAACACCGATGCATCAATTTTAGGTAAACAAAAAATTACTTTTAGCATAAACGGAAAGCGATACTTTCGATATTCCGGTGCAAAACCTGTCAGACTATGGAAAAAACTTTGGTACATATGTGAGTACAAATTCGGCTTTGAAAACTCAAACTGGGCAATTCAATTTCATCCATTTGAGTTCAAACGATTGAACGCGAGAAAAATTAACTATACAAAAATTCATTTATAAATTATGGACGCTATGAGTGAAAAGGATTTCATCAAAAAGTTGTGGCAATCAGTCGCCGCCGGAGTTCTGATAATGATTATCACATCTGTTGCTACATCTGTATTGACCGCAAGACAAACGGACGAACGTAGCAAACGAAACGAAGAAAATATAATGGTATTGCAGGAAACAACGGTTAAAAAAGGCGATGACAACGGAATACATCAAACGCTCATAGATCAGATTCAAAAGAATGAAAGTAAAATACAGTCAATCGAAAAAGAACAGGACGAAAATTTCAAATACCTGATCGACAAACTTGATAAGATCAATCAAAACATTTTGGAGTTGCACCAAAAGAAATGATATGAAGCCCGAAGAATACATAACCCGATACCTCCAGATATGCCAACAGATTGAAAAAGATACGAAAATACCGGCACTTGCAATTTTAGCACAAGTTGCCCTAGAAACCGGATGGATGAAATACGCTCCAGGATTCAATTTTTTCGGAATGAAGGCGGTTAAAGGACGTCCTCATCAACTTTTGCAGACCATTGAATACTCAAAAAAGCCCAAAATTCAGGTTTACAAAATAATAAAATCTGTATATAACGAAAAAACAGGACTTTATAGGATTGTTTGTTTAGATTATTTTCGTAAATTTGAAAACGAAACAGAGGCGTTCTCGGAATATACAAAAATGTTGCTGAACAAAAGGTATCTGCCTTCATTACGTTGGCACTATTCACCGCTAAGATACCTGATAGCAAATTGGCGGGCAGGATACGCAACTGATCCGAAGTACGCTAAGAAAATGGCCGCAATGTTAAACAGCATAAAACGAAGGCTATGAATATCCAAATTACCGACCTCCAACTTTTCGCAGCAATTCTTTATAGTTCAGTATTTGCGCTGATAGTTTTCCATGCCGTAATTCTTGCATACCGACAGGCGAAACAAAACCAACACAAAATAAATAAATATGAGTAACGAAGACATTGTAAAAGATTGTTTGAAAAAGAACATTATGCCAGGTCGCAGGACTTTGGTAAAACTCTATGGTGTAAACCAATACAGAGCGGTTAAAATCGCTGATATGCTACGAGGAAGGATACCAATACATGAAACCGAAACGATGCCGAAAAACGGCGTTAAAATGCTTTTGCCGGAAGAACCGATAGCTATTCCGATGCCTGTTAAAAAAGGATTGTCGATTGATCAGATCCGTGCAAAACATGACACGCATTTTATCATTGCACAAGCAGCCGCAAGAATTGAAAAGGATATGTTTTTTACAAATTCTGATTTTGTGGCTATGTGCAGTTTTCCCGGAAACTCAGGTTATAGGGATACACTCGAAAACTCCGACTTTGATAAATACAAAGGAAAAGCCGGAGGTATGATTTATTGGGGCCATCCCGATTCAATAAAACAACTTAAAACGGAAGGAGTATTAAGATGAACGGATTTTCAAGTGATGAAATAAGATCACGACACTCAGAAGAAATTGAAGAACTGCATAAGCAGTTGGACGATAAGGATAGGATTCTTTCGACCTATCGCGCTGAACATGGAAAACTGGAAGTGTTTTTTAAACGTGTTATTGACAGCATCAAACCGATTATGCCTTTCGATTCGGTGTATGAAAGGATGCAAAAACCATCTTCGGTATCATCTGAAATCGGGGCTGTTTTCCATGTTACAGATAGCCATATGGGAGCTGTTCAGGAATCAGATGAGATCGAACAATTCAATGAATTTAACCCTGATATTTGCGATGCCAGAAATATCGCATTTGTCAGGCGTGGTATTGATTGGGTAAATCTTCACAGAACATCATATCACGTTAAAAACATTCACCTGATTTTAACAGGGGACTTGATAAGCGGAGATATTCACGATGAACTTCGGGTAACAAATGCTTTCCCTGTTCCTGAACAGGTCGTAAGAGCCGCTCAGATTCATGCAAAGCAGATTGCTTTACTTGCACCGCATTGTGAACAGTTGAACGTGCATTTCATTTCCGAGGACAATCACAGCAGGTTAACAAAGAAACCGCAAGCAAAGGAAGCCGGGAAAAACAGCTATAATTACCTGGTCGGGAAAATGATTGAAATTTACGTTCAGAATATTAAAAACGTGAATTTCAACCTGTATGCCATGCATGAGAAAGTGATTCAGGTCGAGAACCGGAACTATCTAATCAAACACGGACACGGAATAAAAGCCTGGATGGGGATTCCTTTCTACGGAATTGAACGCAGTATTGCCCGGGAATCAACCGCCAGGCAAAACATCATAATGGATGACATACAGCGAGCAAAAGACATCGGATTCCATAAGATTGTCATGGGCCACTTTCATACACCTATGGACCACTGGCTGTATTCAATCGGTGGATCAGTTCAGGGGACGGATGCTTATGATCATTCTGCAGGCCGGTATTCTCCGCCAACACAATCGGCTTGGCTTGTTCACCCAAAATACGGAGAGTTTAACCGGATAAATTTTAACCTGAAACATATTTGATGAAAAAAATTTGGTCATGGCTCGATGGAAAAAAACTGCTTATTGGAACAGCCATACGTTTTGCGGGGATGGGAGTGTCGGCTTTTTTTCCTCACCTGATGACACAGGAGCAGGTAACGTTTGTCATAACTATTGGCGATGTGATCGCAGGGGTTGGAGGTTTACACAAACTGGCAAAAACCGAAACAGCCAAAAACATGACCAAAAATTTTACAACAAATCGGAACAAGAAATAAAATCTTTGCTTAAATTTGAAACGAATTATTCTATAAACATTAAAAACTTTGCAACATGGATGAAGAAAAAAAAGGAACTGAAAACATAGAGGCAGTATTAACATTCTGTCTTGAACTTGGATTGAAGGTTGCCGATGATCTTGAAGATGGTAAAATATCAACAGGTGAGGCAGTTTCACTTGCTTTGCAGATACCAAAAGCAATATCAACCGGTAAAAAAATAAAGGAAGCTATTGCGGAAGCAAAAGACATTGATCCCGATGAATTGACGAAAATATTGTCGCTTATCGTTGAAAAGCTGAATATTAAAATAGAATAGTACAGTGTTTTTTCATAGGTTTGGTTTGATTGGTTTTAAAGGGGCGTTATTGAACGCCTCTTTTTTTCACTTTTATCTAAAAATAATTATTAAAACATTTGCACATTAGAAAGTTTTACACTATCTTTGGTGTATAATTTAAAACAAAACAGAGATGAAAGCAACAGATTTAAAAAAAGGTACAAAAATACAAGGCGCAAATGGCCGTATTTTTGAAATCGAAAAAGTAACTGAAAAAAGAATAAGCTGGTTTGTTGGATTTTCTTTTAAAGGTGGAAATGGCGTTAATACAATGAAAATGACATGGGCAAGTATCAAACAAGCTCAATACTGGATTGACAATGGTGAATGGAACATTTTAAATTGAATATTAACTGCTGACCTATCGGCATGACGGGGAAACACTATGAAATCACCACAGAAAAAACAGCAAGAAGATCAAATCATTGACTTTCTTTTTTGGGCAACTATTTTTGTTGCCGCAGTAATCTTAGTAGAAATCCTTTTAAATGCTTAATCATGGCACAGAACTACACATCAAATTGGACTGCCGAAGATCGCTATGAAGGTCGGCAGGAGGCTTTAAAACAGCTCGAAAAGATCAAGGAAAGACGCAAAGGAAAAAAGTTTAAACTCATCCCGCATCCGACAGCCCCGCACGGATTTATTGAATTAGAGGTTAAACCAAAAACAAAAAGGAATGAGAACGTTTAAAACAAAAATAACAGGATGTGGATCAGATAAAGCGTTCACGTTTGAGTGCTATGAAAACACACACCAAATAAATATTGGTGACAAATTCTTGTTTTTCTTTGGAAACATTGCTGATGTTCAGGTTTGTGATTCACAAATAATGAAAAGTGAAATCAACAAACACGACAGACCTGAGCAAACTGATTGTATTGATCTTGTTTGTAATTTCTGGAGAAATTGCTATAAGATCAAATCAACTGACTTTGATTTAACAATTGTTGATTAAAACAAAATGAGAACAACGAAAGAACTGTTAATTCTGCTTCGGGATAAATTGCCGGAGTATATGCCACATAAATCCGGAGGACTATGCGGAACTATAAATTTTATTAAAAAAGATATGATTATTTCATATGAAGAACATCTGTTGTTATTTGATTTTTTATTAAAAAACAAACCATCTATAATTCCAATGGGGTATTATTGGTGGGAAGAAGGCAAACTTGAACCCCGCATTAATTGGTTAAACGAACAAATTGAAAAACTATGAACATATTAATCTTAATCGCAATTATTGCCGGATCAATCGGATTGATTGTAACGGCAGTTTTCTTTCTCGCTTTGTATATCACGGATTTTACAGGCATTGATTTTTTTGATGTGCCGGAATTTAAAGATGACAGCGAAGAAATTAAATTTCTGAAAGAAAACGATATGTTTGATGACACAACGTTATTAATCACGAAAGATACGACTTACATTAATAAACCATTTACAATAAAAAAATAGCCATGAATGATCCACAAGAAGCACCACTACATGAACCTATTGAATGTCCTGAATGCGGATCAGAAAACTACTTTGTCGGAAAAACAAAGGTTTACACTATGAATTTTGACAAAACTAAAGGGACCTGGATCAAAGTTGATCGCTATATTTGTCGGAATTGTTTCTGTAAATTTGAATAAATTAATTTGTTTTAATCAAATTTTGCACTATTTTTGGTGTAAATTAAAAACTTAAAGAGATGATAGAAATAAAGTATTTAGGCACAATTCTTTCTCCCGAAGAAATGGAGGAAGACATTAATAAAGAATGGCTAAAACATTCTGATTCCGATTTCTATAAAAAATTGGATAAGTATGATTTGCACGACTACGAACGAGCATACAAATTTGGTGCATACAAAGCGATGTACAAAACATTATACAATAAAATTGAATTTTTAAACGACATCTTAAATTTACAAAAATGAGTGAATCAAACAAACCGGCAGTAAAACCTACATTAAGGGGACTGCTCACCCAGGAAAATGTAAAACAAAAATTTCAGGAAATCCTGAAAGAAAACGCATCGGCATTTACGGCAAACCTTGCTGTAATGGTCAGCAATTCGGCAGCATTGAGTAAATGTGATCCGATCACAGTTATCAGCGCGGCAGTAGTCAGCGCAAGTCTTAACCTTCCGCTTGATCCGAATATGGGATTTGCCTATATCGTGCCATATGGAGATAAGGCTCAGTTCATGATCGGCTACAAGGGATTTGTTCAGCTTGCCATGAGATCAGGCCAATACAAAACTTTAAACGTTACAGAAGTTTACGAAGGCGAACTTATCAGCCAAAACCGTATTACGGGCGAATATGAATTTGATTTTGCCGCAAAGAAATCCGATAAGATTATTGGATATGCCGGATATTTCAAACTCATTAATGGCTTTGAAAAAACCGATTATTGGCCAATCGAAACCATCGACAAACACGGCAAACGCTTTTCTCAAACATACCGGAAAGGATTCGGACTGTGGAAGGATGACTTTAACAGCATGGCCAGAAAGACCGTTTTAAAGAACCTTTTATCAAAGTGGGGTATCTTATCGGTTGAAATGCAAAACGCCGTTAAATACGATCAGGGAGTAGTCAGGGACATTGAAGATGGCGAAGTAGACTACGTAGATAATGAAGATGTTCATATGCCGAAAATTTCAGAATCAGACTTCCTCGAAAAGCCGGAAGTGCGCAAACCGGAAGATAACAAATTACTGTAAAATCTTTAAAATTAAAATCATGCTAATTAAAAACACAGACGTCAATGGTAATACGTTTTACACGAACGCATTTACGGGCAAAAAAGTAAGAATTCCGAGATTCCGCGGCAAATATCAACGAAAACTGCCAAACTATGTTTATGGCACGTTTTTGAAACCATTTGTAATACATGATACAATTTCATAATGGAACAGCGAACTCACGAATGGCATCAAGTTAGGGGCGGCAAGTTTACCGCCTCTAACATTCACCGGTTAATGGGAATCAAAGGACTTGGAAAAACCGGAGAAACGTATATCATGGAAAAAGTTGTCGAATCATTGGGCGTTGAAATTCCTTCTGTTCAAACCTACGTCATGCAATACGGTATCGAAATGGAGCCTTATGCGAAAGCATACTACGAAAGCGCGATGGGATGCAAAATACAAGACGTTGCTTTTCAGATTGCAACATGGAATAAAGACGCGGGATGTTCGCCGGACGGATTGATAATCGGGCAAAATAAAGGTCTTGAAATTAAATGTCCTTACAATCCAGTTCATCATGTTGAAAATTTGCTGATCAAATCACAAGAAGACTTAAAGCAATTAAGAACGGAATATTACTGGCAAATACAAATGTCAATGGCAGTTTTTGATTTACCTGAATGGGATTTTGTTTCATATCATCCTGAGTTTTCCGGTACAAACCGGATGATGGCAGTTACGATAAAAGCAAATCCTTCCGACATTGAACTCATGAAACTGCGAATTTCGGAAGCGGTGAAAATTAAAAATGACATTTTAAAAAGGATACGGTTATGAATGAATACCAGGAATTTTTACAAACCAAACAGCATTCAAATATTGACTATGGGATACAAGCAAAATTTATTCCCGATGCAATGTTTGATTTTCAGAAATATGTTTCTGAATATGCGATTAAAAAAGGCAGATGTGCTGTATTTTTAGATACCGGACTTGGCAAAACAATTATAGAATTAACAACTGCTCAAAATTACGTAAAACATACAAATAAACCTGTATTGATTATAACTCCGCTTGCGGTTGCAGATCAGCATTTAAAAGAAGCCCAAAAATTCGGAATAGAAGATGTTGAGCATACTAAAAATGGCAAGTATTCAAAAAAGATTGTTTTGATTAATTATGAAAGACTGCATTATCTAAATCCGAATGATTTTGATTGTGTTATTCTTGATGAAAGTTCTATACTTAAAAATTTCGATGGAGCAATCAAAAGTCAGGTGACTACATTTATGAAAAAAATAAAATACAGGTATTTATTCACCGCAACTCCTTCGCCAAATGATTTTATAGAACTTGGAACCAGTTCTGAGGCCTTGGGTTATTTGGGATATACTGATATGTTGACAAAGTTTTTTACAAACAATGAGGACACAATAAAGCCTCAAAATATTGGAACAAAATGGATATTAAAAGGACATGCTGAAACTAATTTTTTTAAATGGGTTTCGTCTTGGTCTATTTCAATGAGAAAACCTTCTGATCTCGGATTTGATGACACCAGATTTATTCTGCCTGAATTAATATTAAATTACCATCCTGTTAAGAATGAAAAGAACTTAGTTGTAAATGGCCAAATCCAATTATTTAATCAAGTAGCCAGAAGATTGACAGAGGTAAGGGATGAACAAAAACAGACAATAAAATCAAGATGTGAAAAAGCGGTTGAATTAACAGAAGGACATAAAAAATCTGTTTATTGGTGCAATCTTAACAATGAAGGTGATCTATTGAACGAAATTGATAAAACCGCATATCAGATAAAGGGATCAATGAACATTGATAAAAAAGAGGAATTACTTTTGGCTTTTTTTAACGGAGAAATTGACAGGCTTATAACTAAGCCAAAAATGACAGCCTTCGGATTAAATTGGCAGCATTGTAATCATACTGTTTATTTCCCTACTTTTAGCTATGAACAATACTATCAATCCATTAGAAGATTTTGGAGATTTGGCCAAACAAAGCCTGTTATTTGTGATCTTGTTTTTTCGGATGGTCAAAAAAGAGTATTGGATTCACTTTTGGCCAAAACAGAAAAAGCCAATGACCTTTTCACAAAATTAAACAGCAATTTACATTCTGACTTTCAGTTAAATAAATCAGAATTTGATAAAAAAATTCAATTACCAAACTTTTTAAATTAAAACAAATGATTAAAAACCAAGTTATCACTGAAGATTATGCAATTTACGAAAGTGATTGTATGTATGTTTTGCCAACATTAAAAGATGAATCTATTGATCTTTCCGTATATTCTCCGCCGTTTGCAGGATTGTATAATTATTCAAGTTCTGAGAATGATTTTTCAAACTGCGAAACAAAGGAACAGTTTTTAAAACAGTATGAATTTTTGATAAAAGAAGTTTCAAGGGTTACAAAACCTGGGAGAATTACGGCAGTTCATTGTACGGATGTAATGGATTCAAAAACTGGGCATCTTTGGGATTTTCCTCACGAAATAATTAAATTACATGAAAAGTATGGATTTAAATATCGAAACAGAATTACCATATGGAAGGAACCTTTAAAGGTAAGAATGAGAACAATGGTTCGTAGTTTAATGCACAAATTAATCGTAGAGGATTCGACAGAATGCTTTACTGCAATGCCTGATTATATTTTAATATTTAAGAAAAAAGGTGAAAATGCAATTCCGGTTGAACATCCTTATGGATTACAATATTATGCCGGAGCAAGACCGTTTACACCTGAACATGAAGAAACATACGGAAACTATTCTGATTTCCGTAAAAAATGGATTGGATTTTCAGGGGATCAGAGAGAAAACAAATTAAGTCATTTGACTTGGCAAAGATATGCCTCGGCTGTTTGGGATGACATTAGAATTGATGAGGTTCTGCAATATAAAGAAAGCAAAGATGAAGATGATGAAAAACACGTACACCCTTTACAACTTGATGTTATTGATAGAATTGTTGAACTTTATTCAAATCCTGGGGAAATTGTTTTAACTCCATTTATGGGAGTTGGATCTGAGGTTTACAGTCCGGTTTCGATGGGAAGAAAAGCAATAGGAATAGAATTAAAAGAAAGCTATTTTAGGCAAGCTGTAAAAAACCTGAAAGATGTAAAATTAAGATTTGCAGTTGACACACAACAAAAACTATTTTGACATGGATATAAAAGAACTCACAGAAAGAAACTACGCGGCAACTGTAAGACGTGAATTGATCAGCGACAAAACAAAATTCAGGGATTTTTCGCTTAAAATATTGGAGGAATATGCTGAAATCGTTGAAGCGAGATATTCAAAAAAAATGGGAGAGGAAATCGCTGATCTGATAATTGTCGGATTTTGTATGGCAAAACATTATGAGATCGACATTCAAAAGGAACTTGACAAAAAAACATTATTTAACGAAAAACGACCATGAACAGAAACGTAATACACCGCGTTGAAGTGGAAAAAACGCAGCACAAAATACCGGAAATCGGTAACGTAGTTTTTGAATTATCCACTATCGGAAGTGATTCAACGTTGACATTGAAACTGCCGGATTTTGAATTTTCGCATATCCTGGTTACCGGAGAAAAAGCCCGTGAAAAGATGAACGAAATTATGGGAGCCACAACTGAACTTCATTGGATCGTGGCTGACATCGCCGCTGAATCATGCCTTATTCCTACAAATGATCTGATGAAAAAAACCAATAAAGCGGAAATTGTCTTTGCCCGATACATGGCTTCATGGTATTTGTACAACTATTGCCAATACAATTTTCACGGAATCGGAAAAATCTTTGGGAAAGATCACAGCACAATTTTACACGGTGTGAAGTTAATAAATCGTGGATATGAAGATGAGAAATTCTTTCAGCCTCACGAGCGAAACTACATGAAAAGATTTTTGCACTTACTGGAGGTCAACAATCTCAAAGTGAATTAATTTTTGTATCTTTGTAGTGCTACGATAAATCGAATTACAATGATTTTAATTTAACAACATAGAGCAGGCTCCGGGGAATATTCCACTTTCGGTTTATTGTAGCAACCCCGGAGTTTTGCTTTTAAAATTTTACTAATTTTTAAATAAAATTAGAACAGATTATGGGAACAAAATTAGTTTTTGAAAGTACACAAGAAGGTGTTTCTTATTCCGAATTATCATGCTTTGCGACAGGTGATAATGAATTATATATGGAAATTACTTCTGAAAATGATTATCCACAATGGATTACATTAGATCGCGAAACCGCTATTAAGTTAGTCAAAAAACTTAAAACTGAAATATCAAAATTAACCTAATGAATTACCGTTATGAAAGTATTATCAAACGGTTGGATCAAAATTCACAGGTCAATTTTGGATCACTGGATATGGCAGGATGAAAAATATTCCCGATGGTGGATAACATTGCTTTTATCCGTAAATCATTCTGATGCTAAATTTATGGTCGGTGATGAAATATACATGTGTAAATCAGGTGAAAGTTTCAGGTCATTGGATGAGTGGGCAAGGCTTTTCGGATGCTCAAAAAAGACAGTTGTAAAATTTTTCACAACACTCAAAAAAGACTCGATGATAAACACGAAAATATTGGGAAATGGAAACCGAAGGAAACACCTGTTATCAGTAGAAAATTGGCTTAAATACCAGCACGTGGAAACCGAAAAAGGAACGAAACGGAAACCGAAAAGGGAACCGCAAGGAAACCCGAATCTACCCCCTAACAATAATGAAGAAGAAATACTTCGTATAAGAATGAAGAGAATAGGCGAATGGGATTTTTCTTTTTTGGAAGATGATTTTAAAATATTTTTAGATTGGCTTGAATACAAAAAAGACAGAAAAGAAAGTTACAAATCACAGCGATCAATTCAAATTGCCTACAAAAAAATGAAAGAACTTTCTGGAAACAATAGTGAGATAGCAAAAAAAATTGTTGAACAAAGTATGGCTAACAATTATGCCGGACTTTTTGAATTTAAACAAAATGGAAAAAATAGCACAAATCATGAGCCGGAGGAATTCTTTGATAACTCAAGGTTCAAATGGCATTAAAAACCTTTGTGATTTTTCGCACGAAAACGAAAAAAAAATAAAGGAAAAATTCATGGAAATCGGAAAGAATATTGTCGGAAGTAATTTTCAAATAAGAAAAGAAACCCGCGAAATTTTGACCAATATCCTGAAATATTTTACTGGAAACGAAAATGAATATAAACTTAGCAAGGGGATTTATTTGTATGGATCTTACGGGGTTGGAAAAACTATGACCATGAAAATAATACAAAGGTTACTTGCTGAAATGTTTCCTTTTTCGCCAAACGGTTTTCAAATTACAAGCGTTGAGCAAATCATTGATGTTTTCAAAACCGATGGATCAACTGATTATTTTGGATACCGCAAAGAATCAAAGCCGCTTAATATTTGCATAAACGAATTTGGTAAAAAGATGAATGAAAAGATTTACGGAACGGAGGCTGACTTTGTTGTAAATTCTTTGTTCATGGTCAGATACGAATTATTTCAGCTTGGATATTTGACACACGTAACATCAAATTACAAGCCTGAACAAATTAAAGTTGAGCCTATCATCAAAGACCGGATGGTCGAAATGTTTAATTTTATTGAGATTAAAGGAACATCTTTCAGGGAATGAAAAACCAAACGATTTACCTTTCTGAGCTACACTGATGCGCAAAATTTAAACGATCTATGAAAAGTTAATACAACACCACTTAAGTAAAATAATTGATTAAAACGGCTTAAAATGAAAATCAAAAACATTGAAACACTAAAAGAGCTAAAAGATTGTCATAAGATGGCAGTCAAGCTGACAGACGATGAACCGGATTACACAGTTTCGGGGATTTGCGAAACATGGAACAGCTACTCATTTCGGATATTCAACAAACGAGAAACTTTGATATTTTTTGAATGTCAAAAATGATTAACATAGAAACTTTCTATAAAGATTTTCATATCATAGATTTTATCTATAAATTTGTGGTATGGAAATCTTATCAAACTATATCGTGTTGGAATCGTTTGACTGGCTTTGTTATCCGGCCAAACTTTGCAACATCGAATTTGTAGTTTGTATGATGCCCTGGTATATGAGCAACTAATGATAGAGCAAGTCATATCGAAATACACAGGCGAAAACTTCGTTAAGGAATATCGCTTTCACGGGACACGAAAATTCCGGTTTGATCTTGCTTGCGTTGAACGAAAACTTGCAATTGAAATTGAAGGAGGTATTTTCACTCAAGGCCGACACACCAGAGGAAAAGGGTATCTCAACGACATGGAAAAGTACAATCTTGCAACGGAAAACGGATGGTCGATACTTCGCTATTCACCAATGCAAATACTGAAAACAGAAACACTTGAACAGATAAAACGAACATTGAAACATAGATAATGGCTTATGATACTGACAAATTATTTGAACAGGCAAAAGAGATAGTTTCGTCTAATAGTAATATCTATTTTGTTGAAGATTTAGTGGGATATTTACCATGTTCAAAGCCTACCTTTTACGATCATTTTCCTATAAATTCTGACAGATTTAACGAACTAAGGGATTTAATCGAAAACAATAAAATAAAGAAAAAAATAATAATCAGGGACAAGTTAGGACAAAGCGAAAAAGCCGCTGAATTATTGGCATTGTATAGATTAATTTGCACACCAGAGGAACGGCAAATGCTTAATCAACAATACATGGAACACTCAGGATCAGTTCAGCATAAAGTAATACGACCTACGCGCGATGGATCTTGATGTTAAAACATATCGCAAAATTATTTTTAACGACCTGATTTATAATATTCAGGACGCCAAAACCCGTTTCGTCATGAATTACGGAGGGGCCGGATCAGGTAAATCATTCACCCAAGCGCAACATGAGGTCCTTTCTGCATTTGAGAAAAAAGAAATTATCCTGGTAATCCGAAAATTTGGGACAACATTAGCCGATTCAGTTGTTCGTTTGGTGAACTCGATAATACAAGATTTCGAATTATCAGCTCACGTAAATGAAAACAAATCTTCCAGGACACACTATTTTGACAATGGCAGCGAAATCATATTCAAGGGATTGGATGATCCTGAAAAGATCAAATCAATTCACGGAGTTACGCGGGTTTGGATTGAAGAAGCCTCTGAACTTTCATTTGAAGATTTTAAGCAGTTAAACCTTAGGCTCAGGGGCCGCGAAAACCTGCAAATGACGCTTACGTTTAACCCGATTGACACAGAGCATTGGATTAATAAGCATTTCTTTTTAACGCCGGAAATTGCTGAAAAAACGACTTTCATAAAGACAACCTACAAAGATAACCGGTTCATTGATGATGCTTATAAACTCGAACTTGAAAGCTACAAAACCATTGATGAGAATTACTACCGGATTTACGTCAAAGGCGATTGGGGGCTTGCATCGAAAGGCAGGATATTTCCTATTTGGGAAACTATTGATACTTTCCCGGAGATAGATGGGTGGTGGTTAGGGTTGGACTTTGGCTATTCAAGTGATCCCTGCGCGATTGTGAAATTCCTTCCGGTAAACGATAGGATTTACTTGCACGAGGTTTGCTATCAAAAAGAATTACTCAACTCGGATATTGCCCGGATAATTAAGCAATCAGGATATTCCGGTCAGCCTGTTGTATGTGATTCTGCAGAGCCGAAAAGTATAGCCGAACTCCGGTTGCTTGGAATAAACGCTATTCCGGCAGATAAGGGACCAGGTTCTGTAAATCACGGAATCGACTACCTGAAAAGTAAAAAAATACTCGTAACTTCGCAAAGTAAGAATATCCAACGGGAGAATATGTTCTATTGTTGGAAAATACGCAAGGACGGCGAAATTGTGAACGTACCGGAAGATCGCTTTAATCACGCCATTGATGCGATAAGATACGCAGCAGGATTGAACCGCAGCAGGATAGGATTACAAAAGAAATCAACGTTTGATTATTAATTAACGACATGAAAATATTTGATCTTTTCAAAACAAAAGCGGCCCCTAAATTGGACATAAATCTGCAAGACTTCATGCGGGCCATGTATTCGTACAATATCACTGCCGGAGTGGGTATTCCGATACCTGACAAAGCGGAAAGCTATATCAATGACGGATACGCGGGAAATGCTGACGTGTTCAGCATTATCAGCAAGATCAATAATATGAGCAAGCAGGGAAGGATTAGATTGGTTCAAAAGAACTCAAACGGAAAAAGTGCTGAGGTTACAGGTCACCCGCTGAATGATTTTCTATACATGGTCAATCCAGGGATGTCATTTCAAATGTTTTGGACTGCAACACACATTTATAAATTGGCGGTCGGTAATTCGTATTGGTATAAACCGCTAATCGGCATTGGGAAGGATGCCATGAAAACAAATGAAATACATCTCATGCCAGCACAGTTTACGGAGGTGATTACCGGCGATTGGTTGGAACCAGTCAAAGCATATCAGCTTAATTTCACTCCGGCGATTGAACTTGAGAAAGAAAAGGTTTTCCATCAGAAGTTTTTTGATCCACGTTTTGACCAAACGTTTTTCATCTACGGATTATCCCCGATTAAGGCAGCCGCCCAGGTCGTTTCAAAATTAAACCAGTCCGAGATAACACAGCAGAAAGCATTTGAGAACAGCTCACCGCCTTATATCCTTTTCCGCAAAAACACTAATGAAGGATATTATGAAGGCATGACAAAAGAGCAACAGAATGATTTTAAAAAGCAATTAGCCGAATACTCAAAGGATGCTCAAAAGGGAAAGCCGATGGTAACACGCTTTGAACCTGACATTATCAAATTAGGCGTTTCTCCGGTTGACCTGGGGATGATCGAAAGTTCTGCAGACGGTTTACGTAAGCTTTGCAACATTTACCAATTCCCCTCCGTGTTGATGAATGATAACGCGGCATCGACTTACAACAACATTTCAACGGCAAGGAAAGCGGCATGGACTGATTGTTTAATTCCGCTAAATAAAGAATTTGCCCACGACCTTACATATTTCCTGACAGCAGGCATACAGGAATATGAACCGTTTTATTTTGAATATGATACGTCCGAGGTTGACGAATTACAAGAAGGACTGAAAACCAAAGTAGATTGGATGCGATTGGCCGGATGGTCAAAGAACGAAATCAGGGAAGCTACAGGCCAGGAAAGGGTAGAAAATCCGATTATGGATGAGCCAATTTTCAATCAGGGCGAAATTCCGTTATCAGATATGACACTTTTGCCGGAAGAAAGTAAGGATTTTGTTGATTATTTGCCGAAAAATGCTTAACTTTGTTAGAAATATAAAACTTAAAACATTAAGAGATGAAAACAGCAGAATTTATTCCTAACATGAGGTGTTTGTATTACCATACAGTCCCAAACGTTTATGGTGACACATCGGCTATTTGTGATTGCGAAACATTACAACAGGCCAAAGAGATTATTAAATCATCAGGTATTGATCAACGGATGATAGTGATCCAAAATGGAAAAATAATTAAAAACATTAAGAGATGAAAACAGCCAAAAAAGCATTAGTTGAAATTACAGACGATGACATTGCAACTATCGAAAAAATGCACGATAGGTTAATGGATGATCAAGGATTTTATTGTTCTTTGCTTGAAAAATCAAGAATACTTACACATAAGATGTATAGAGCTGTTTATGATCAAGAAAAACAAAAGAGATGAAAACAATAAAGATTATTTTAGGTGTTTTGGTGGCATTTGCGCTGCCTTATTTAATTGGCAGTTTTTTTATTGACTGCGAAAGACCGATAGACTATTTAGCTGCATGGGCATTAGGCACTGGACTTGTAGCTATGATCGCCGTAATTGTTTTAGGAGTTGTTGAAATAATTGAAAAAATAGAAAACTTATGAAAACAATCACGTTAGAAGATGGAAGAAAAATCAGTATTTCGGAAGAGGAATACAACAAGCTGGCTGAAAGGAAGCCGACTTTGGAAGATATATTAAAAAGCTATTATGGCAGTAATGCTGTGTGGATTACGGACGAAGAACAAAATAAATTTGCATCTATCCGTGACATGATCCTTGTTGCAAAACACCTGAACGGCGACTGGGATGCGAAAAATGCAGAAAAGTGGTTTGAGTTGTTTTACAATGATTATGATAAAAAAATTGAAATTGGCTTATTTCGTTATACAAAGACATCATTTGCCCGCTTCAAAGACCGCGACACGGCTGAACTTGCAATTGAAATCCTCGGCGAAGGAACCATTAAAACGGCGTTGCTATGAAACGCGAAATCGGATATTATAAAGTAAAACGCCAATATCAACCGCCGGAAGTGGGGTATTATACTTGCCACATAACGTGCGGTGTTGAGATTGAATTTTGGCTGCTGATTGCTGATCAAAACCGTTACAAAGATTTCGACTTTGAAAGCATTGATGAGAAACAAATTGTGTTAACGAAAAAAAGAAAATCATGAAATCCTGCCAAAACTGCCGTAAATATCCCTGTAATTTTTCAGGGTACTTTGAGAAGATGAAAATTAATAGTTGTCCTGACTACGCAAAAAAATGAAAAAATATTTTATAAAAATAGACTTGCGAACAATTCGCAAGAATCCAAACGCCGGATCACAAACAACTTATATTCCGGGAAGAAGCACAATAAGATTTACCGGATCAAAATTACCATCATGCCTTGTTGAAGGTGTGAACTGCTTTATAACGGAGTGGGTTTCTGATCAAAACGGAACAGAGATTAATGGAGTAATAAATGGCTCACTTACGGAAGAACAAATACTAATCATAAAAAAAGAAACACCTGATTTTTATATTGAATTTGAAAGGGAAGTAATAACATATAATCATCTTCCTGAACCGGATTACTTTTATGGATATTGCAAAACAAAAGTGAAATGTAATTATTGTGGAAGAATATTTAAATACGATAGACTAAATAATCACCATTGGGATGGAGAAACTTTTTTAGATCATTATTGCCCTTATTGTGAAGAGCCTGAATGTTGTGAAATTGAATATGAAGATATTGAAGATGCTTTAAAAAGAAAAAATGAACGCAGCACAAAAACGATTTGAAAAGCAAGTCATCCGCAAAAGAAACCGACTGGAAAAGAAAGGTCAAAGAATGGCATATCGTGCGTTATTAGCGCAAATCCCTGTCGAAATATACACGGTCGATGGAGCAGTCCGGCAAATGGAATCTGTCAACGATGAGCCGATCAAAGCGTTTTTCAAGAAGTACTACGGCATGGCAGGAAAGGAAATCGGGATGATGTACTTTCAGTTCATGCAAAAGAAAGACGAATTTCTCGAAAATGTTTTTTTGGCTGAAATGGAAAGATATGCACTTGAGGAGGCCGGCTATCGTATTGTCGAGATCACAAAGACAACGCGCGAATTACTGATTAGTGCAACAAGGGAAGCCGTATTTCAGGCAAACAGTCAGGGGCTTGGGGTTGAGAAAACAAAGAACCTTATTTTGGAATATTGCCGTGATGCGATCAAACCTTCCAGGGCCAGGGCGATTGCACAAACGGAACTTATCACCGCATCAAATCGGGCAAGTTTCGCAGCAGCCGATAAAACCGGATTAACATTCAAGAAATTTTGGTCCACGTCTGGACTGCCGAATATCCGGCCATCGCATTTACAGGCTGAATTTGATAGCATTGGTGGGATAAGTATGGATCAGCCGTTTTCCAATGGTTTGATGTTCCCAGGTGATCCAGAGGCAAGCAGGGATAGGCCGGAAGAAGTGGTCGGATGCAGGTGTAGTGCGATATTTTTACCTGTATCATAGGAAATCACAAAACTATTTTTTAACTTTGTTGAAACATTAAAAATAAGAGAGATGGAATCAAAAAATTTATTAGTCGAATTCCTTAAAAAAGAGGGGATTTTCGACAAGTTCAAAGAGAACTTTGACCCGGAGTTTGTAGCTGATTGGCTTGGAAAAAAATACACTTTTGATGAATACATTGAAAAATTCAGCAATGATCACTGGGGTATTAATTTAGCTTTTTTTTGGGGTGATTCTGTTGATAAGCACGGATACTGGAATGATATTCAAAGCAAATTTGAGGATTTTCTTGAATCCGTAAACGACAATAAACTCCAATCCGCAATCACCACCCTCGAAACTTACAACTCATGGCGCAGGGGTGCAGAGATTGAACAGCCAAACCCGACAGAGATCGGGGAGGCTATTGACATTGTTTTAACCGAATTAAAATCAAGATTATGAATTTAAGAGTAGAACATATTTTTGAAAAAAGCTTTAAGAATGATAATTCATTTAAAGAGAAAGAAAACGTATTTACACTGCTTTCAGGCGGAATAAAATATAATCAACACGAAGTCAGAGAGATATGGCATAGTGGTATTAAATTAGGCATTGAAACAGGATTGTTTGAGGCAAGTATCGAAGGGAACAGGATTCAATTAGATTCAAATACCCCAGAGGGAAAACATAAGGAATTTTTGATTAAGTTTTATGATCTATGTTTTGAGTATGGATGCGGCATACAATATCATCCGAAACACGGATTATGTGTAGTTGATAGATATTTTAAAAACGAATTAAAATCAAGATTATGAAAATGAAAAAATATTTGGTTTGGGATGCCATAAACTTTGATGCAGAATTTTTTGACGATATTGAATCAGCTAAAAGATGGCTGGAAGAATGCTTTTTTGCTGATGGGTATTATGCTGATGTTCCTGACATTGAACAATGTGGAATCTTCGAGCTAAAAGTCGGTGTAAAAGTTGACACATCAAAAGAAAGTGAAGGTATTTGGAGTCATGAGTTTGTAAATGTAAAACCGGAATAATATGAAAGGACCAATAATTCACGTCTATTCAAAAGACGGCAAAATCAAAGTTTTATCTTTCAGGCAGGCATTGGGAAAACACAACAAGCTGATGAAAGAAGGATGGATTTACACGGCAGTGCTTAATATATTGCAGTTCATTCAGTATTTACACAATGAGTGCAAAGATGTTGAGGAAGCGGTTAAGGAATTATCAATTCAAAAATCAGAATAAAATGGAAGCTATAAGTGAATACAAAGTCGTTACAGCAAGAAAATTACACAAGTGCGACCTATGTGGTGAAATTATTTTTCCTGGCGAAAAATATGGAACACAGACGCTGAAACACAATTACCTATATCACTGGAAGAATCATCTTAAATGTGAAGAGCTTGTAATAGCCCTTGACATGGACAATGAATGCGATGAAGGCGTAACGCATGAGGCATTTTATGAAATTATCAGTGAAAAATTCAAAGAAATTAGTAACGATGAAGATGTAAATTTTCGTGATAAAGCTGATGCGGTGTATCTTAAATATGTGGAATCAAAGAAATTTGGAACAGACATTAAAGAACTTTAAATCAGAATAAAATGGCATACTTGTTTATCGACAAAAAAGGAAAAGAAGTTATAGTTTCTGAACTTGTAAAAAGAAACGATGGATACTTTTTTGATCCATCACGCGCCGAAATGATCAAACTCCCTACCGGGACGATTGAAAAACTCATCGGTCACAAACTAACTTGGGAAGATGAGCCGGTTGAGTTGACAGAGGAAATTATTAACGGAAAAACAACTGAACCATGAAAAACAAAAAAACACTTAATTGTAATGGAATTTTACCGTGTGTCATGCACTGTGGTAACGTTAGAATGTGGCAAATAGATAGTGTGTTGACTGGAACACGATACAAAATTGAAGTAAAAAAATGGTATGGTTGGGTTGGGCCGTCAATTTCTTACTCAGAAGATGGGCAATTTTACGATAAAAAAGAAGCTGATAAGTGGTTTGACTATTTGTCAGGCAATAAGGATAAAAAGAAACTGATTGCAATATCATAAAATTGTAACAAAAAGAAATATAAGTGCTTAATTAATCAAAACAAACTAAATCATGAAGCCAGCATGCAATCACAAACAGACATATATGTCCTATGTAGCGCGGCACGAATGGGCAGAGCGAAAGATCAAGCAAGGACACAAACAAAGGCAGTGTCCGGTGTGCAAAAAGTGGTTTTTTAAGTGTGAAATGTAAACTCAAAAAATGCGACAACTGAAAAAAAGATGAATAATATTGTTATCTTTGCATTGTAAGAATCTCACCATTACAATCATCTCTTTTGTTTTGGCCTCAGGTATTGACCTGGGGCTTTTTTGTTTTATATATGCCAAAGAAAAAACCGGTGTCGGTATGGTGGCCGAAATATCACCGGTTCTGAAATTCTCCGTCATTCACATACAAAAATAATCATAAAAAGTTTTGTTTTTATATTATAGATAAATTTTATAACTTTGTTGAAAATATAGATTGAATCTATCATGTCAGTAAAGAATAAGCAAATTCAGTTCAAATCGGCATTAACAAAAGTGGAGGATGTTGATGAAAAGGGCATTGTCAGGTTTTACGCCTCCGTTTTTGGCAACAAAGACAGGGCCGGCGATGTTGTCGTAAAGGGTGCTTATGCCAAAACATTAGCGGAGAACTTCAAAGAAATTCAGCATTTCAAAAACCATGATTCACGTATGATGCCTGGGGTTGTCACGGAAGCAAAGGAAGATGACAAAGGTTTGCTTATTACCTCATCGCTGATTATGGGAACGCAATTAGGCCGCGAAACGTACGAGGAATACAAGGCAATGGCAGCGGCCGGAAAATCAATGTTTCATAGCATTGGTTATTATCCGGTCAAGGAAGATGAGGACCGCGAGAACAGCGTTAATTACCTAAAAGAAATCTATCTCAGGGAGGTGTCAACATTAACCGCTCATCCGGCCAATCCATTGGCAACGACCGTTGACGTAAAATCCGAAATCAGCTATTTGGATGAACTGTTGAAATCCGATCTTTCCGACATGAAACTCGAGGAAATCGAAAAAATGAAAAATACGATTATCGCACTCTATGATAAGAAAGCCGCTTTATTGAAGGCACTTGAAGATCAAAAGGAGCCGCAGATCACAGCACAAGAATTAATAAACATTTTTAAATTTTGAAAATTACCACAATGGACGAAAAAGAATTAAAAAGCGCACTCGGAGAAATCCGTGATAGCATCGCTGTAAAAATGGACGCTGTGAAAACGGCAGCCGAACAGCACAAAGCCGATCTGGAAAAACAGATCAATGACATGAAAGCAAACGAAGCAGAATTGCAGAAAGCCTTAAATGAACTGGCCACAAAAATGGAAAAACAGTCAAAGGTTCCTTCCGAACAGAGCAAATCCTTTGCCGCCGAATTGAAGGAAAAATTACAGGCTGACATTGCCAATCTTCGGTCAAAGGGTGCAAAAGTAAGCATGGAAATCAAAGCGTTTTTGGAAACAGCTAACGCTTCGATCACCACAGGTGACAAAATCCCGCTTCCCTTCCGTGAATCCGGTATCGGCAAAACAGCCGACCGCGCACCGTTTCTCTATGAACTGATTGGGATCAGGCCTGTATCTTCCAATGTTGTTGAGTGGGTTGAACGCAAAACGCGTACTGACAACAGCGAATTTACAGCAGAAGGAACCGCAACCGCAAGCGAAAGCGTGCTGGGTTATAAAATAGTTTCCCAGACGATCAAAAAACTTTCCGCTTACATCAAGGTTTCTAAGGAGTCAATGAATGACATTGATTTTATCATGTCTGAAATCCGTGAAGAACTTGTAACCCTGTTGCTTCTGAAATTGGATAACACGATTCTTGAAGGAAATGACGCTGTTGACACCAATTCATTCGACGGTATCGAACTTTATTCTCAGGCATTTGCTCCGGGTTGGACTTTGGAGGCCGGAATTACACCGACTGATTGGGACGTAATTCTCGCAGCCGGAAATCAGGTTCAGCAAAACAATTATATGCCGAACGTGGCTTTGGTTTCCGTTTCAAAATTTGGCCAGATGCTTTCACTCCGCGATGGTCAGGGACAGTTTACCCGTCCGGTTTATGTTTCAGGAGATGGCCGTTCAATGACTATTAATGGAATGCGTATTCTGCCAAATACCGGAGTTGATGCGGATGACTTCTTTGTGTTCGACAGTTCAAGGGCCGCTTTGTTTGTTCGTCAGGGACTGGAGATAGAAGTGTACGACCAGAACGAAAGTGATGCTTTGGCTGACCTTCGGACTGTTCGCGCAACCATGCGGGCTGCCATGAGGGTAAAAGGAACCGATGTAAATGCTTTTGTTACAGGAACCTTTACCGCTGCAAAATCAACTTTAACTGCCGCAGGTGCATAATCTGAATTAGCATGAAAAAGTTAATCGCTTTATTCTTCGCCCTGATAGTAGCTATCGGGGTGATGGCTCAGGAAAGGACGCTGACTCAGTACAATTTCCCAAAATCGCAGACTTATTACAAATATACTGCGGTTGCGGCTGATACGCTGATTGCAACGAATCAGGATACTATTGATATTCCTGTTTACATCAATAAAGACTTTCCGGTTCAATGGTATGCTAATTTCCAACTTGACACGATTGCAGGGGCCGATACTACGGTGATTGTCAAAGTGCTTGGAAAGGTATTTGCAGATGAATCATGGACAGACATTACGAACAATACCAGTTCAGCAGTTTCGGCACAAATTGACCACGCGATAAGTCTTATCACTAATCCATCGTTGAGTATTGCCATACCGTCTTATAGCGATAGTATTGACTTTACGTTTAATGCGGATAGTACAAACGTGGGATACCTGACAACTGATGCACGAACATTGACCGTTACTCAGACTTATACAGCATCGTATTACAGATACCTGTTGTTTAGGTTGATAATCTCCGGTGATGATGCCACAGGAACCGGCGTTAAACTGGAAGAAATGGAATTGAAACTTTGGGAAAGAAAGTTCTGATCATAGGAATTAATTGTTAATCTCTGACAAGGGGCGGGTAAAATTGCCTGCCCCTTTTTACTGAAAAACTTAACACGAAATAAAATGGAACGCGAAAACATGAAATTGATACCCCGAATCAAGGCAATAGTTACGTCAAAAAAATGGAAAGCTCATCCGGTTGGAACGCTCATTGATCTTCCTGTAAATCTTCAAAATGATTTTCTGAAATTCAACTACGGAGAAATTTTGCACGAAACTCCGGTAGTGGTACCAGAGGACAAAATCCCCGACATAGAAACTCCCGAAAAAAGAATTGTAGCTAAATCCGGCCGGAAGCCAAAACACAAATAATCATGGACTTACAGATCACCAATACAGGAACAGAACCATTATCAGCAAGCGAGGTTAAAAACTACCTTAAAGTTGATTACACGACAGACGACACGCTGATCTCTGACATGATTACAGCCGTTCGTGAATTAGCAGAGGAGTTTCTCGGACGCGCTTTGATAGCAAAAACAATCGTTTTAACCATCCCGAAAGATTACGATTTGGAAATTGAATTGCCGTATCCTGATCACAATGCTGTTTCTGCCGTAACGATTAATGGCGATGATGTATTGGCCGATTGCTATATTGCCGGAAACTACGAAAAGGTGGTTAAGCTGCCATATGTTTACAACGAAATCAACGATGATAACGATGGGTTAGTGATAACCTATACCTGTTTAGGAAATGTACCCAAAGGCGTAAAAATTGCCATGTTGCAAAACATCGCCGAAATGTATGAACGCAGGGGTAATACTTTTGAGGGTTCAATCGCCACGCTGACAGAAAATACGATTGCTAAATTAACCCGCTTTCAAAAGCTATGAATATCGGGAAATTAAATAAGCGTTTAGTTCTGAAATACGTTTCAGCACGCGTTACCGACAATCAGGGAGGTTACACGGAAACCGTTTCAACAGCAAAAACTACATGGGGGATGCTTCGGCCTGTTTCGGCCAGGGAACAGCTTATTTATGGTCTGGAACTTGGCAGTCGGAGTTATGTGTGCGTATTGCGATACGATGCGACATACAAAATAGATCAAAACTATTATATCGAATGGACAGACAGGGGATCAACCACGAGGACATTCAGAATTGTATCGGTGATTGATGAAGATGAAGGAGCAAAACAAATGACACTACTTATAAATGAAAGAACCGATTAGCGTAGATATGACAGAAGTAACAGCAGCATTGAACGGACTAAAATCTGTTCCGTGGACTGATGCTTTGGCTATGGTTCTATTCAGGATCAAAGCATTGGCGCAACTACGGTTGACTGATCGGGGACATATTGTTACGTCAAGGCTGAAAAATTCTATTTACGTTCAGATGCCCAAACAATCACAGGCAAATAAGATCGGCCGGGAAATGGGACAGGAAAATAATAAAACCTATAAATATGAAGGTGGTTCAGGTGATCGGGAAATGAAAACTGTGAATCTGCAAGTCGGAGAAGGGGCAGTCGGTACAAACGTTGAATATGCCGGAGCCATTGAATTTGGATCACGGGCGCACGATATAAACAGCCCTGTATTGATTAAGGGCGTTGGTTGGCGGTACATAAAGAAACATCCAGGATTTGCCGGTGATTCTTTCCTGTATTGGGCTGCAAAAAATGTGAATAAAGATATAGCTGATTATTTCAAGGAAATAGCATTGCGGAACCAAAAAAAATATAAGAAATGAACTACCCGGAATCAGCATTATTAACAGGTCTTGTTTCTGCAATCGCGGGGAAAATATCAGGCAGGAATATTTATACCATTCCGCCAAAGGATTTGAGTTACCCGTACATTTTGATTGATCAGACTTTCATGGAGGAAATCGGCAGCAAAGTAAATTACATTTACCGCTTTGAGCCATTAATTCAGGTGATCCATAAAGATCAATCAAAATTATCTACGCTGCTTAGCGATATGCAGGAAATACACGAACTCATAACAAACGGAACCGGATCAATAACGGTATCGGGATATACGGTACTTGCCGTTGAACTGATAAGCACAAACCGCACATCTGAACTTTATGACTGGGGGCGATTGGACGTAGGATTAATAAGAATGAGAATTGACATTGAATAAGTTAACTTTTTAAAACGTTTTAGAAATGGCACAAAATGCAACAAACATTATCTTGAAGGTGGCCACAAAAGAGTTAGTCGGGGAGTTGAGTTCTTCGCTTAATTCATCTGTGGACATTATTGATGTTTCATCCAAAGCAGGAGGCAGGACACGAAACATACTTCCGGGCAGGGTTTCAGAATCAATCAGTTTTGAATCCCTTGCCGATGACACAAACGCTACGGATTGGGGTTACTCAACGGCACACGCCGCTATGGTTGCCGGTACAAAATTGGCTTTTACAATCACCAGGGCAGCCGTTACAATCAAATCAGGGAACTGTTATATAACATCCCTTACGATGGATAACCCTGACAATGATCGGTCCACTATGTCCGGTACACTTGAAATCACAGAAGCAACATCTTAACGAAATAGGAGGAAATAAAAATGGCTCATAATGCAACAAGTATCATATTACAGGTTGAAGATACAAAACTGATTGGCGAATTATCACAAAGCCTGAACAGCGCGGTCGATGCGATTGATATTTCATCAAAAGCCGGCGGAAGGGTGAGGGAAATTCTACCCGGGCGAATCTCGGAAAGCATATCCTTTGAATCGTTGGCTGATGATACCAACAGCACCGACTACGGATATGATGATCTTTACACAGCTATGGCGGCCGGAACGTTGGTATCTGTTAAAATCCTTCGTGTTGATACGTCATTAGTTCAGGTTGATCCATCTTTGGAAATTACCGGAAATGGCTACATTTCATCTTTGACTTTGGATAATCCCGACAACGACCGCAGCACAATGTCAGGGACTATTGAGATTGATGGGGATTTGACAGTCACAACATATAATCCGGCGTAACATGGGAACAATCAAACTAACACTAACACATTTACGAAAGTTTTGGTTTTTGAGAATACCTCGGAAGATCAAGACAGGATTTACGTTTTCCAACATGGCCATATTAATTGCCTGCCGGAATTTAAAAATTGATTTGGATGAATTTTTTGATTGGGCGGATAAAAACCGTACGCTGTATTTTGCCGAAATGCTGCATAGCGCATACGTGGTGTATTGTCAGGAAAGGTACATAAAGCCGGTATTTGACAAACAACAGCTTTTATTTGCCTTTGGGCTTTTAACTGAGGATAAGCGCAAGGAAGTGATGACAGTTTGGGCGCAATCGGAATCTTTTGGGGTAAAGCAAGCAAATAAAAAAAAAGTAGTGAAACAATAAGTTTCGGGGAGTTCTATTTCATATGTGTTGGGTTAGTTCAGATACCTCCGCGCGATTTTTGGCAGTTGACATTTGCGGAAACTCTGATTAAAGTGCGGGGGTATTATCTGAACAATGATTATCGGAGTGCTGATTTTCGGGCATTATTTACGCTGATGTACAACACAAATGCAAAACACAAGAAATCACCGCAGCAATTATGGAAGCTCGAAACCGACAGTTTGTTTAAAAAGTCATACGGACACGAGGAACTCAAGGCCCGAAACGATAAGGTAAGGGAAATGTTAAGAAACGCAAAGCCCGGGAAAATGAACGCAAAAATAACACAGGATGAAAATAGCTGATCTATTCATAAAACTTGGCCTGAAATCAGATGATTTTGATAAGGGTATCGATAAGGCAAAGAACAAAACAAATGCGTTTGCCAATGGCATGAAAAAAATAGGCGGCATGATTGCTGCTGCTTTTGCCGTTGAGCGGGTTGCTGCTTTTGTCGGGGAATTGACTAAATTATCCGGTGAAGCGGAGGGCGTTCGGGCTGCGTTTGAACGGATTAATGGCGGGCGTTATTTGGATGAAATGAAGCAAGCCACAGCCGGAACCGTTTCAGAATTAGAATTGATGAAGCGCGCTGTTTCAGCAAATAACCTCGGGATACCTATTGAAAATCTCGCATCGTTGTTTGAGTTTGCAGCAAAACGCGCTCAGGATACCGGCGAATCTGTTGACTTTTTGGTTAATTCAATCGTTACAGGGATCGGAAGGAAATCACCGTTAATACTTGACAACTTAGGAATTTCAGCCATACAGCTTAAGGAAAAGCTGAAAGGCGTTGGAATGGAAACGGCTTCGGTTGCTCAGGTTGCTGCTGCTGTTGGTGAAATTGCTGCTGATTCTATGCGTGTTTCAGGTGGAATAATAGAAACCAACGCAACAAAAATACAACAGTTGCGGGCTGCGTGGATGGACTTTAAAACAGAGTTGGCCACATCGCCGGAAATATCAAACGCAATCGGTAAAGAATTAGATGACCTGAAAAACATATTTGAGGTTGTTTTTTCGGATAATCTTTCAAACTATGAAAAGTTCATCGGCCTGACTTCATTGGGCGGCAAAAATATGCAAATCCTTGCAGATAAATCAAGGGCATTTAAAAACCAACAGAAAGCCGCTGCCGATGCTATTGATGAATATTCAGCAAATATTCAGGCAGGACGCGCACCATTAGAGCAAAAGATTGAAACGGAAGAAAAACACGTCCAAACAATCGGAGAATTAAAAGCCGAAATTGACACGCTTAAAAGCTCGCTGGATAGCTTCAATATTTCGCAGGGTGCTGAAATTCAGTCAACATTGCGGCAAATACAGGCAAAGGAAAAATTACTCAAAACCCTGACTGAATTACAATCTGTTCAGGCAAGGACTGCGACACCGGAAAGGATGCAAACCATCGGCGGAAATCCAACGGTAACCGGTCCGCAACTTGATACAGGATTGGAAATTGGCAAACTTGACGCGCTCGCACAAAAGAATAAAGAGATCGTTGAGAAAATGACAAAGGATTGGACACAATTTAACAACGATTTGAACAGCCTTATTACGGACGGAATTGTTAATATGATTGATGAATTTGCTTATTCGCTTGGTCAGCTTGTTTCCGGAGAAATTAATCTTAGCGGCTTTTTTGCTAACATACTTGGGCAATTCGGTCAGTTTTTGGGACAAATGGGTAAACTATTGATAGCTTTCGGAGTTGCTCAGCTTGCATTTGGTGAATCGCTAAAAAACATATTTAATCCTGCCAATGCTCCAATTTTGATAGCTGCGGGTGCTGCTTTGGTTGCAATATCCGGCGCGATTGGTGGACTTGCAAAATCAATGAGTTCAGGCGGTGGTGGATCAACGGCTGCCGGACAGCAAGCATACAAGGTGCAAACCGTAAACGCACAAGATCAAAAACTTGTCGCAAAGGTATCAGGCAGAGATTTAGCTTTTGTACTTGAAAAACGAACTAACGTCATGGGGAGGACATAATGGCATACGGATTAAAATATTATGGCAGTTTTAAAGACTATTTTGACAGGACTGTACTTATCAACATTTCTGAACGCGATTACTCCGGCGCAACGACTGAAATGAAATTGGCGGGTGCTGCATTGGAATATTCCGGCAGCAATAGCGAATTATTTACGCCTATTATTACAAGCTCGCTGACTATCAACGTAGTTTCAGAAACCAACTTCCAATACATTGATTTGTATTCATCAGATGCAACAAAATACAAAGTAGTGGTTCAGATTGATACGGTTGATCATTGGATCGGTTTTATCATCCCTGACTTATTTACGGAGCCTTATGTTGGTGCGCCTTACATCAGTCAGATAGTCGCAACGGACGGCGTTAAGAATTTGGAAAATGAGGAATTTGATATAACGTCAGTTTCCAACCAAATATCAATCTTAGCGCATTGTCTAAATAAGATTGAAGAAGGACGCGGCTATTATGATAGCATCAATATTTACGAGGAAAATCAAAACTATACATCGGATTACACGCCACTAACACAGACTTATGTCGATTGCAACCGATATACAGGAAAGAATTGCTATGAAGTGATACAAGATATTTGCCTGAATTACGGAGCGCGGCTTTATCAGAAAGATGGGGCTTGGCATATCGTTTCTGTGCATGAATTTAAAGGTAGTTTATCTGTTCGTGCGTGGTATGGAGGAACAGCACCACAAACTCCGGCTACTTATGATCCTGAACTATTGATCGGAAATGCGGAGGATAATAAAGTGGCTAATGTTGATCAAACGCTGAATATCCTTCCGGGGTGGAAAAAATACAACACACTGATTGATCTGAAAAAGAAAGAATCATTTATACTTAATTATGATTTTTCGGAATGGGTAATTACAGGATATGTTACGCGAAGAAATGCGATTTGGGAACCTGTAAATTGGCCCGGGACGGCAGCAACGCGGCGAACAGTTACCGGAAGCGAATCATACTTGTTTTTTACAGACGTAAATTCAACGCCTCAGAAATTCATTACACAAACGATTAATAATTTCTTTGAGGGTGATCGAAGATTGAAATTTGATATTGAATTTGCAATTTTGCGTGATCGTGTTGCGCCAGGTAATCAGGCGGAATTTTGGATCAGGGTAGAAATGTATGACGGTGGATCAAATTACTATTATCTTAACTCAAACGGCGCATGGGAAACATCATTGGTGTATATCAACTTGGAAAATGTTCAGCAAACTGATGGCCCAACATGGCAAAAATATTCAGTAATTAGTGATGATATTCCGTGCAATGGATCACTTTATGTTTCTGTTTACGCTTCAAGTGATGGACAATTAGCATTAAAAACAGTCAAGGGTGAAATCATAAGCCCTGAACAGGTTGTTTATCCTGACACGTTTACACATGAAAATCCGGTAAACGTTCAAAATAATTACATACCGGATGATATTGAATTAATGACATCCGATTTTCCTGACTATTTGAATGATGATGAATTAACGCCAACTGATGACGTGGCCAACGAGCAGCATATTTACTACGGAGGGTTATTTCTGGATTCATCAAAATCTACAGTCACACAACAATGGCAGACAGCCGCGAAAATTGCCACAGAAGGATTCACAAACGCAAAACATCTTCACAAAATTGTTGCCGATGAAAAACTGATTATGTCAATCCCGCAATGGGCAATTACAGGAACGATACTCAGCGAAAATCTGAAACCGGATTCCTGCATTATTGATTACGGCGTGAACAACAAAAAATACCTGTTTTGCAACGGCGTATTTGACCTACAATCGGCACAATGCAATGGAACGTTTATTGAAATCGGGGCATATTCCGGCGGAGATTGGATTCTGGCAGATGGAACTTGGAATGATGATGGAATTTGGATTGACGGCGAAACATGGAACGACACTGATCCGACACCATAAAATGATTAATAATTAAAATTTATAGGTTATGAAAAAGTTATCAATTTTATCAATATTGCTTTTGTTTTCTGTAATGGCATTTGCTCAGCCGTTTTCTACAATCAATAACGGAGATGCAGGGAGTACAGTTCGTGCAACATTAAACAGCGCATTGGATTACCTCGATGGGTTAGGGGTTGATATTGAATATTCAGTTGACACAACGTCATGGCATTATCCCTGGGCTTCGGGTGACAGGTATGTCCGATATTCGTCCGATTACGGAACTTCGTGGACAGATCCTATTTATCTGTTTTACGATCAATCATTTGACACTTTGACAACCTCGCTGATAATTCTCGGAGGTGACACAGTTAGTTCATTCGTTGAAACGCAAGGGTGGGACTCTCTCACATTCTCATCAAATTATCTTTATTGGTGGTATAACGGATCAAAATTAGATTCTACACAATTAACAATACCAAGTACAATGATTTACAAAATTTCATTACCAACATCAACAACAGTAGCCGGCCGGTGTTCTGCAGCCGTAGAAGGGACAGATTACCCAACCGGTTGGACAGTGGAAGCCGGAACATCGGCAGTAGACTTGAAAGTTACGCACGGATTAGGGCGAAGAGTTGCTTCAGTTACGATATTTAGCGTTACCGGGACACAGGAACGGCAGCTATTTAATAATGCAGCCTATTCCGGCATTTACACAGACACGGCCAACGAACTGGTTATTGAAAGTTTGGCCACAGTTCAGAAAGAAATTTCTATTTACATCACATTTGAATAACCAGAAATGAAAAAACTAATCACAATACTACTGTTTTTTTTTAGCCTGTCGGTAATCGGACAGGATGAAATATACCTGCCGGACGTGGCATGGAGGACGAATGTAGATTCAGTAATTTTGCTGAACACGGATACCTTTTTGGTGAAGGTTGATCCTATTGATCCAAACGAACCAGGGGCGATTAATCGGGTGATCGGAAACTATTTGAAGGATTATGTAGGGCATACTTATAAGATCATTGACAGCACATCAACAACGATTACCGTAATTGATTTGCTTGGCATTGGAACAGGCCCGCAACAGGGAAGGCAGGGCATAGTTTACAGAACGGTAAACGAAGGAATTGCGCCATATCTTGCACCAATTTTTTATAATCAGCTTGATAATTCAGCACTTGATTATTCGAGATCTGTTGAACTTGATGTGATTTACCGGAATTTTGACAATTATATCCATGATACAATTTGGTCAAATATCAATTCAGCTGCTCGATTGTGGGGTGGTCGTATTTGGGATAATGGCGATGGAACAGTCGCAATTGGTGCAGGCGCAGGACTTGTGAAAGATGAAGATACAGGGCCGGAAGATATACCAATGTCAATTAATGAAGGTCAGGCAGCACATCTTTTCTACGTAACCTGGGATTCAGTCGCATCGCTTTCGTTAACCGATGATGCATACAATTACATTTATTTAGACGGAACCGACACCACAATGAAAGCAACCACTAATTTTTATTCAATATCATTTACCGAAGATTTCACGGTCGGAAGGGCTTATCGAAATGGGAATGATATTGTCGTGCGTCTTTGTGGTACAAACCTATGGAATTTTAACCGTAGAGTTCAGTTATTCGGGGAAGAAGTTTTTCCTGTTGTTCGTGGAACCGGATTGATTTTGGGTGAAGCGGGAACACGAAACATCACAGTAACGGCGGGTATTCTTTGGGCGGAACTTGTGAACCGGTTTTCCGTTGATGCTTTTGATAGTTCAGCTGCCGATACTTTCAGTTATTGGTATCGCGATGGTTTAGGTGATTGGACGCAGGTAACAGGCAATTCACAAATTAATAACCTGAATTACGATGATGGCGATGGCACTTTAGGAACGCTTACTGCAAACAGATATGGCGTTCATTGGGTTTACGTGGTGCATGATGGAACGGTTCATGTAATCTACGGTCAAGGAGATTACGTTTTAGCCAATGCTCAATTAGCCACACCTCCATCAACAATACCAGGGCTTTTGGATTCGTATGCTACATTGGTTGGTAAAATAATAATTCAGAAAAGTTCAGACAGTTTCTATTCAACAGAATCGGCGTTTACTACATTCTTTCAGGTTACAGCCGCATCATCACACAATGATCTCTCAGGATTACAGGGAGGAACAGGCGGTGAATATTATCACCTGACAAGTGCGGAGTTAGTAAAATTGCAGGATTCAGCTTTGATTGCAGAAACTGATCCATATTACGCAGCAGACAGTGCAAGTATTATTTGGTTTTCTGATACTATCGCAACCATCGCGACTAAATATGATCTTGACACGCTAAATGTGAGTAATTCAGGATGGACTGATAACGGAACTAACATAACCTTAACGACAACGACAGACACAATAAGAATAGGTGATTTTGCTGAAACACCTGCACCTTTTGAGATGAGGGTTTCGTCTGAATATGCTGTCATGTCAATCGAAAACTCATCATCAACAGGCAGTTCACCAGCAGCTATATCGGCTTATTCAGATGTTGCGACTGGCGGCGTTGGCGTGTATGGCTATGGGAATAAATACGGATTTGAAGGCGTAACTCCATTGGGCAGTTCAGGGGCCGGTGTGTATGGATCTGGGGCAATAGGCGTTGCGGGTAGCGGTTCATCTTTGGATTTAAGGGCGCAGGGTTCAGGTATAATTGAAGGCAAAGACGGGTCAGCTCCTGCGACTCCTGCGTCAGGATATTGGAGGATGTGGGGTGCAACAGATAGCTTATATTTTATCAATGACGGCGGAACGGTTTTTAACCTTACCGAAACCGGAAGCGCAGGAGCCGAAACTGATCCTGTGTATGCAACGGATTCGGCGAGTATCGTTTGGTTTTCCGATCTTGACACTTTGTCGTTTATCAGAACCGAAAGTGATCCGGTTTATATCAATGACACGTCAAACATAGCTTATCTGAATCAGGCAAATACATTTTCACAGGATCAGTCGATTGACAAAACAAACGCAAAATTCAACATCTATGAAAACGGAACATCGGGAGAAGCGGGATTTCAGCTATACAATCAGGCTAATTCATTAGCGGCAAAATTCGCTTGGAATGACGCGTCAAACTATGGATTAGTCGGAACCGTTACATCCAACCCTTTTTACATTAGTGCAGCAAATACCGTTTATCAGGAAGTTGCCACAACCGGAGCCATGAAATTCAATTCATACGGATCAGGGACGTTTACCGGAACAGCTGCCAAATGGCTTGCGGTTGATGCAGGGGGAAATATCATAGAGGAAGATGCACCGACAGGAGGCGGAGGAGGGGGTGACGTTTACAAATCAGGAACTCCGGCTGATAATTATATCGCTGTTTGGACAAACGACAGCACTATTGAAGGAACAAACGGATTATTCTATGATGGAAGTTATTTGGGAACAGGCGATGGAGATTGGATTACAATTTATGAAAATAATCAAACGACATATGACTTTTTCAAAATAAGTCCGGCTTTTTCTTCATCAAGTCCGGTTGCAAATATTTGGTACATTGGATGGGACAATTCTCTCGTAGATGCTGACATAACAGGGGGCCTTAGTTTTGACAATGCGAACAATAAAGTATTGACATATGGCACAACGGCATTTCAGGCAAACAAGCTATATGATGATGATGGAGATGTGGGAAGTGCAGGGCAAGTATTTTCAAGTACAGGTAGCGGAACCGACTGGATCACTGCCGGTGGAAATGTTTCAAATACCGGAACACCTGTAAATAATCAGGTTGCAATATGGACTAATTCAACAACAATAGAGGGGGATGCCGATTTTACATTTGACGGAACAAGCGTTGATATTACAGGAAATGTAGAGGGTGCTGCTTTTCTCGGTAAAGAGCAGGGATCGGTTTCAACTCCAGGATCGGGTCATGGTATTTATTATGCAGATACAGATGGTTATGGATATTACGTTAACGATGACGGAACAAATTATAGGCTTAGCGTTTTTCAAAATTCAACGTATGGTATTTATGCAAGCACAGACATAGGCATAAATACAACTGCTGTTTCAGGGGTATCGCTTTATGTTACAGCAAGCGGAACTGATTCAGGAGCAGGGCAATTTGTGACAACATCATCGGCTGGCAATTCGGCTGCCGTAGTCGGCCAACATACTTATACTTCTGGAACTATTTATGGCGGTTATTTCACAGCCAACGAAAGCGCGGGAGGCGTTGGAGTTTATGGGGCCGGTGATGCTTATGACTTTTATGCGGGAGGATCAGGAACGGATTACGGCACATCATCATCTATTAGGTGGAAAAATAACGTGGTTCCAATTTCTAATCCTTTGCGAAAATTAAGCAAGATTGATGGTGTTTATTTTGATTGGGACCAGGAACACGGCGGAAAACATTCAGTCGGATTTATTGCTGAACAAGTCGGAGAAGTATTGCCTGAAATCGTTGACTATGAAAAGGATTCTGAGTATGCAATAGGAATGGATTACAGTAAAATAACGCCATTACTTGTTGAAGCGGTTAAGGCGCAGCAAAAACAGATCAATATCATGTATGTTGTGATCGGGTTGATGTTTGTAATTTTGATCTGGAAAATAAAGAAGTAAAATAATTTAATTTGATAAAATCTATTTAATTCACTAATTTTATAAAAAATTTCTATCATGAAAATATCAGGAAGCATTGTATTAGCATCGGTCAGGGAAATCACAGGCATTGTTCCGTTAGACGGGCGGTTTTCAGTTCAATTGCTATCGACCAATTTATCCGGTGAAACGACACTGAATTTGTATCTGTCAGCGGATGGCACAAATTGGGATATTGCACAGGAAGCCGGAGCGGACATTGAGGATAGCATTGTCGATGATGTGACAAAAGTATTGTCATTCGAGGCTGATCCGGCAATGTATTACAAGATCGTTTTTGCAGGGGCAACAACAGGGACTGTTTCATATGTGAAAAACTATTAATCATGCCGCAGACTTTCAGAAGGACTTTCCGATCAACATTGCGGAGGGTGTATATTGCCACATCACAAACCTTCCAGCGGTTTCTTGCATGGTTCAACGCCTACGTTATCCGTGTCGAAGCAGATAGCGGAACAGTACAAGATGAAACCCTGACCAAAGAAATCTTCCAGCATCTTCAAGACAACGACACCTACGACAATACTCTGTTGTTGATAACTCCCGAAGGCGGCATAAAGACAAGGGTAAGCGGAAGTAATACGTTTGTCACGAAGGCGTATGATTTTTCCGGTAGTGCAACTCCCAACGATGCCACCCAAACCACAGAAGGCAACCAACCGCATCTTAGTGGCAACATCGCACCAAATGAACGGTTAGCTTTCAAGAATCCAAATGGTGATGACACCTATCTGACACATCCGGCAATTAGCTTTGCAGCAGATGAGGCGTGGAGTGTGACTACGGTGGTGGGGTGGAATTGCGGATCACAAACAGCATCTTACTTATTTGGAAGCAATAGTGATACGTCAGGAATTTTTGGTCTTAGAGTTGGAAATTTAAATAAATTTAGGTTTCTTAACAATTCTGCTACATCAGTAACATCAGCGGAGTTTACAAATAATGTAGTCGGTAAATTAAGTATATTGACATTAATTGCCGCAGGTGATGGCAGCTTGAAGATATACGTAAATGGATCGATCTATTCCACATTGACAATAGCTACCAATTTTACATTTGATTTTTTATATAAAGGAACTTCCTTCACTGTATTTTTACATGAAGGCAAAATCCCCTATCACCGCATCCAACGTTCTGCCATGACCGCTGCACAAGTATTATCAGAAGCTACGTTTCTGAGGAGCAAGTATCCGATCATCGAAACCGTTACAATAGGCACACAGGAATGGGCAACGAGTAATTTGGAAGTTGTTGCCACACCAGTCGGAAACGTGATAGCCGAAATGCAAGCTGCGGCGAGTGTGGAGAAGATTAGCGGTGGTGATTTTGAGGGGGGACTGCCTGGGACGTTGGCAAGTGGTGATGAAACATCAACTTGGGCACTTAATGCGACTGATCCGATAGGCGGAACACAGGATGGATTATTGGAAGTTACGAGTGCGGGGACAAATTCGTTAAGACCACTTATTACCATTGGATCTGTAAGGACTGTTGGCAAATGGTATAAATTATCATTCAACTATAAAGTAAATTCTGGTACTTGCGTCTTGTCGAGAATATATTCAGGTACATCAGTTATTGTAAACGCTACATTGTCTGGATCTGGAATGTTTGAGTATTATTATAAAGCTACCGGAAACGTGCAGAACTTATATTTCAACGGCACAAACACCTTTTCAGTTCAGCTTGACAACATAAGCGATGTTGAATTGGGTTGGGAAGACGCAACCACTCTCTACACTTGGCTGACAACAACAGGAGGATACAGTGAAGCAAATGCGTTGAAGGAAGTTGGATGGTGGGCACATTATAGTTCAGACACTGCGAAAGGGGCTATATTCGGCAAGGCCTACAACGGCTATGCTCTTGACCTGCTTGATGCTGATATAGATGCTTATAATACAGCAAATCCAACAGCAGAATGGGGTTATCATTTACCCACACAGGCAGAACAGGAAACCCTGCAAGACTACTTAGGAGCTGATTCAGGTGATGACTTGAAAGCTGATAGCTTGTGGACTGATGGTACAGGAACAAACAGTTCAGGATTTACAGCACTACCGGGTGGTTATCGTGATTCAGACGGCACATTCAGGGGCATCAATGAATTTACAATCTTAGGTGCTGTTGATGATGATATTGATAAGAGGATAGGAAGATACATAAGATTAATAAAAGACTAAATGATATACTTAGAAAACGATCAGGCAGACAGGTTGTATTACGGTGTAAGTTGGGATATTACAGCAACTTCACCCGATTGCACAAGGACAGGATCAGCCTATCTGCATAATTTATTACCCGTTCATCAAAGAATGAGAACGGCACTATTAAACGCTGACGGAACGGTGAATTACTACTTAAACCCAACCGATTGGACATTACAAGAGGATGGCACAGCAAGCGATCTCTCAGGCGGTGACGGTGAAGTAATGACAAGATTACCTGATGCTTATTGGCAATTTGTGACAGCAGGAAACTTGCGTGAAGTGCGTGTTTCATTAGAACAATTCACTGGCTCAACATTCATCGAAGGTCAGTGGGTATCATCTTTTGAGGGGGTATTAGATAGGACTAATTCTATCATGAGAAGTATCATCAATACTGATGCTCAGTATCGTGGAGGAAACAATACTTCAGCTTGGGACGCAGCTGTAAACAGTTTGTTAGGGATGCCTTTCTCAAATGTTTCCCGCACAAACATGAGAACTTACGCACGCGCAAGGGGAACTGGATGGGAGATGTACAATTATAAGGCCCATAAATTGATGTGGTGGCTGTTTGTGACTGAATACGCAACACGGAATAGCCAAAAGGCTGTAAATACTGCGTTAGACGCAAATGGATACAAACAGGGCGGTCTTGGAAATGGAGTGAGTACAGCTGACGGCACGGAATGGAATAATTTCAATAGCTATAATCCATTCATACCTTGTGGTGCATCGAATACCCTTGCAGATGGATCAGGAGAAGTTTCAGTAACAATAACTGATTTCGGGGGCGCAGGAACAGACAGAACATTCAAAGTGCCTCGGTATCGTGGAATTGAAAATCCTTTTGGACATATCTGGAAGAATGTTGACGGTATAAATATCAAAATTCAGGCAGACGGTGATGGCGGGGAAACTCAAACATGGATAGCAGATGATCCTGCCGACTGGAATGACAGCAATTACACAAACTACACAAATGTAGGATTGCTACCGCGGGCAAATGGATATATGTCTCAGGCATTGTTCGGCAGTGGTGGTGAATTTCTTCCGTCTGTAGCATCAGGAGGAAGTGCTACATATTTCTGTGATTACTGGTATACATCATTACCGGCAAGTGGTGAGTCTTTACGCACCCTCCTGGTCGGCGGTGCTGCGAATTATGGCGCGTATGCGGGTTTCGTGCTTTCGAATTCGAATTATGCGCCTTCGAGTGCGAATGCGGCTTTCGGGTCTCGCCTTTGCTTTATGGGTGCATAGCACCCCGGGTCTGCATGGCAGACCGTAACACGTAGTTCATTGAAAATATTG